ACCGCCTTAATTGCCGCCCGGTATATTTCGGCCATGTATTTTTCAACAGCTGCTTGATTGTTGTCAAGCCCCGGTCTTAGAAACGGTTGCGCGGCTGTCCCTGGATGCCTGACGGTTTTACCAAAAATCTCTTTGCCGTCCGATAGAACCCTTGCCTGTTTGACGTTGATAAGATGCGCCTTTGTCCTATATTCCACATGGGGTGCGTAATCAACATTGGTGCCTATCTTAGCATAATCGCTTTTTACCTCTATTGTAATGCTACCCTTCAAGTTACCACCTGGAGGATCTTTCCTTACCGGACAAAGTTCCTTTGCTGCCGCCTGCACCATCAACGCCGCACCGGTCAATGCCTTGGGAACCGAAGCCTGCACAGCAGCCATCACCGCTTTAGTCTTATCGTTCGTTATCATCTGACCAACTCGCAATCAACCTGCATTAGTCTGCCAAAATCCATCATGTCTGCGGCGTGCTTTACATCGTAGGTATCTGAACCCTTAACAAGTCGGTCACCTTCCAAGATGTCAGCCGGGAAGCAGTAGAACCGGAAATCCGCGAAATAGGTTGCTTTATCCGCCGATACAATCTTGTTGCCTGACAGCGGGCGCATCCTGCCTTCTACCGCCGCATGGGTGGAAAAAGTCTCTGTTATGCCCCCAGCTGCATCTTGGGTCACCGCTTTACGGTGGATCATCCATCCACCCTCAAAATACCTGACAATGTTCTCAATCATAGCGTCACCGCGAATCTCTTGATATTACCGACCACCGAAGCTGGGTAACCGCCAAGCGTTGGCTCATTACTACCTTTGAAGGTTACAGAGTAATCACCCAAAGATTCACTACCCTTACCTATCCCGGTCATCGTGTTTAAATGATACTGGATCATATTAACAGCGACCAACTCTGCACCGTCCGGGTATATCGTAGTCATTGGGGTAACATCCGTGGCAATCGCCGCCGAAGTCGTCACATCAAGGTCTAATACCGAATAATCTTCCTGCCAGTTTGGAAATTTTTCGGTAAAGTAAACATCCACCCCTGACGAAGTGGCGTTCGCCAAAACGACCTTGACATTAACCAAATGTGACGGCAGGACATAATGACTTATCCTGTAACCGATCATCTTGGCGTTGTCACCGTCTTTCAACTTCACCGTGTAGCAATAGTTATTAAGGTCAATGGTGATGTCCTCGTCTGCTGATAACCCGGTAGTTTCAATGTTGACAAGTGTGCCGGTGTCGAAGGGTTTATTTCTGATAGACTCATAGTCAGCTTCAACCCTGCTGATTAACGCTGCTACACGTTTATCGTTGCCGGTCGTGCCGGTTAATGTTTTGAAGTTTGCCAGTGTTGTTATTGCCACTTAATCACTTCCCTTTTGACTTCGGGGGTGGTTTTGGTGATGGTTTTTTGTTTCCTTTTAACCGTTTATCCTTCTTTGTTCCTTGGGAAGGTTTGCCGCCCATCAGTCATCTACCTCCAAATACTAAAATGTATCGCATTATACAACTTCCCCTGCCATCTTTTGCGCCGGGGGATAGTCGTAATATAACCTCCTCGCTCATTTGTTACCTTCCGCCAAAACTCTACAGCAGGGTTGCACTCGTAACATTCACCGTAAACAGTAGCCAACCCCATATTGCCAAAAGCCTCCTTTAACACCAACCCGAAGGCTTCCTTGCCGTAACCCTGCCCCGGCGGATAAATAACTAAGCTGATTTGTGCTAAACCGTTTTCCCATTCAATATCCGTCAACCCGGCCAATCCTACGAATCTGTCCGTGTAAACCGACCACCACCGGCTATTATGTTCCCGGTTGTTAACAATCCGCTCATAGAAGTCTTCCTGCATCTCTTTGGTCAAAGGGTAAGGTGTTCTGAACGCGTAAAGGCTCTGATTGCGCCACACCCTGACCTGCTCAACATCTTCTAAGGTCGGCGGCCTTAACTCCACCGTGAATCCATCTCCTGAATAGCTGATATTGCGCCTTCGTATTTATCACTCACGGATTGTTGGTTACGGATAAGCTGATCCGATTCGGCTTTACGCTGGGTCATACCGGCAACAGTTAACTTGACCTTCTTTTTCCACGCGTCTATTTTCTCGGTTTCAAAACCGTAAATGAAGCGCGTCTTAAGTAGGTCACATTCTGCCGGTAGTCTGACATCAATACCCCTGCCCTTGGCTATTCCGATATAATACTCGCAAGAGGGACGCTGTTCTAAATATTCTGTAGATACAGCCATATCTACACCGTAGATTTCGATTACATCGAATTTCTCGTATATAGCCAAAGCGATCATCATTGATATTGAGTTTGTCCAGTAACCGTCTTTGTGATCGGGGTTCTCGTGCCCCGTTCTGGCCACGCCAAATTCCTTGGTCATTTCCTCAATCGGGAATCTGATTGAAGTGGGAATATCTTTAAATTTCTCAACAGTGTAAACCGGAATCCCGCAGGTTTTTAAGAACTCTAAATGGTCTTCCGTTATAACACCATGCTCTGCCGGGTTCCCGTAACCGGGTGTCCATTCCCATCTTTGATGGACCTGAAAGATTCTATCCTGCCGTGGCACGAACTTATGCAAATTATTGACAGTCCATATCTCGTAATCAGGGTTGTTAAATGGAGCCTGGTCGCGTGTCCCCGCGAATCCAACTATTGCTAATTTCTTTTGCTTCTTTTCTGCCATGTTCCCCTCCTGAATTAAAGAGGGGGCCGAAGCCCCCCGTTTTTAGGTCGCGTAGCTTACCTTAGTTGGCATTTTAAATGCCATGATGCAGCAGGTTGAACCCGCCCCGGTCAATGTGAATGTCATCGACGGCCCCGCTGTGGTATCTTCCGAATACTTCGCGGACTCAAACGGCCCCAAGAAGTACACGTTACCTTCTCCGGTAGCAGACGAACCAATAGTGAACGCCTTATCACCAACAATATTCTGCCAATAGTCGCCAGCGGACAATGTTAGCGTCCCTGCGCCGGTGGAGCTGGTTCCGTGAAATACAATGAAACCGACAGAATCATCGGGATCAACAAGAACATCCGCATCGATAGCGGTTGTTAATGCCAACCCAATACTGGTGCTTACATCGAACAGTTCGGCGGTTTTGGTTAATGTTGCCGCTGCGGTAGAAGGGGTTGAGTTACTATTACGCACCATAGTTACAGCTGTGAGAGTTGCCATTATTATCTAACCCCCTTAACTGCTTAACGCGGTGGATGTAATATTCAAGGTAACAAGCGATTGCGGGTCAACTACTTTTGCCCCGTAAACGTGTAACCCTTTCACCGCATCAGCGAATTTTGCTTCAGGCCTGAAGGCCTCCATCTCGACAATCTGCTCCGCGAAGCTGATCGCACGCTTGGTTCCAGCCAACCCGTAGTGAGAGTTGACGGTGTTGGTAGCGTTGGAAGTTGACAGGTTGTTACTCATGTAAATGTCAAATCCAAACGCGCGGCCAACATAACCATTAACGTATGCGCCTTCAGCGTTGACAGACCCTTCGGTTTCCAGAATCTTATTCAAGGTCAAATAAGCCTGGAACCAGGCCGGAATAACCATCCAACGCCCTTGAGTCGGCACGTTCTTCTTGTCCAAGTTGTATTGTGCCAGTGCCAGAAGGTCCAGCGTAGTTGCTACAGTTAACGCGGTGCTACTTACAAACAACGAAGTTGAGCCGGTTTCAGTATAGAATCCAGCAATCAACTCGTCTGCGGTATCAGCCAAAGCATAAGCAGCTTTCCGCATCGCTTCGGACATAATTTCCGGCTTGGATTGCGCCTTGTCCACATCGTCAACGTAGAAGCTGAAATACTTGGACTGATTGATTTCCAACACGGTCTGAGCCGCAGTGAGCTGCTCCGGTGCAATACTGGTCACGTTGGGGGAGTAGTTACCGACAGTAACCTCACCTAACGCGTTGATTTTTACCGTATCACCGTAAGAACGAATATCACCCTCGTAGTCCCTGTTACAGATATTCACCATAACATGGGCCTTGTCTAAGGATGATAATAGTTCAGAAGCCCACACTGTTGGAATAAAGTTTTTAATGCTCACAGTGTTTCACTCCTTACCAATTTTTCATTGATTCTTTTATAGCCTCACGATTGGCGTCAACTTCTGCCCTGGTCATTTTTTCGACCTGATCACGGGTATAAAAGGACTTACTTTCGGTATCGCCCAATTTCGGCGGTTTACCTCTCATCCTTTCCTCAACGGCTCTTTGAACTTCCGCCCGGAAGGTTTCCTTGAACTTGCTGGTGTTTACTTCGGTAGTATCTGC